ATTGACATCAGTTGTAGTTTGTATAGTTTAATTTTTGCTAGTAATAAAGATAACTGATTCATCATTGTTTGAGTTGCTCAACTATTTGAAAGGTTAAATAAATTCCAAGAAAACACCCCATTGAAAATATGTAATTTCTACCATTAACAATCATTAACATGGAGGTCACATATCCGAAAATAAAATATAAAACTCCAAGTGTTTTCAGGTGCATTTCTATTTATTATGTTTATTCGTTCTGAAAATCATAGTTGTCATATGGTATTCCACACCAATTCCCATCATCAAAAATAGTTGCATTGACATTCATTGTCCATCCAGCAGTGACATCTGGTCCACGATTGATGAATGGATCTGTTGTGATTGCTCCTTCAATATCCATGAAATCCTCAAATCTCCATTGATTGAAAGTGATTCGGATATCATTGCAGATGGAGAGACAGTCAGAATGAATCTCATTGATTTGCCGATATTCCTGGATGTCATATTTATCACAAATAGAGATGACCATTCCCACATTTACAGATCTCTCATCCATTGATCCAGGTTGTAAGGTCACAACCATCAATGGATATTTCGCTGAATCTCTGGAGACAGCATCAATGAAATCCCCTTGAAAGAACTCATTTATTTGTCGATGCTCCGTTGCTATTGTTTCCAGCTCTGACATTAGCTGGTTGAGAGTTTTTTCCATTGAGATATGCTTTTAATTTTTCAATTTGTTTCTTTGATATTTTAATATCACTCATATGCTCCAGTTGATAGGTTTATAACCAGTCCGATCCTTTTTGACGTTTTCATTACAAGTCAGATCCTCACATCCCTCAATGTATTCTGGATATTTTTGCCCTTGGTCATCCATGAGATATCCGATCAATCTCTCTTTGTAAAAGAAAGCATCCTTTCTTAACTGGTCTCTGAATGCAGATGTTTGATTGTCATCATTTGCATTGATGTTCTCATCAGATACTCTCCCAACAGATTTGTTAGTGAGCTTCTCATTGAGTAATAATGCACACCGATAATCTACAAAAGCCACCAAACATGGAATGACATAATCATTCATCAATGTCAGATAGTCTGCTGTCCAGGTATTATTCTCAACTCTATCCAAGAGAGCTTTATACAATGGAGTCCCCAGAGCTGGTTGGACATACATATCCTGGCTTCTCTTGATTGCAACTGATAGGATCTTGCTGTCAGTGTTGTTGTGTATCAATCCCAATTTTTTGAGATTCTCAACTGATAAAAGGTAGTTATTCATCATCATCATTAATTTGTTCAAATACAATATCATTCCCTTGTCCTGGCAATGGTGTGTTGTGTTTATTTGTTAGTAAAATTTCATCTGGTATTCCATCTGGGAATGCTTTGCAACCTCCATTGATATCATCAAAGTGTTTGCAGTCAAAACAAATTAAGTTTATTGCTGTTGTCATATCTTATTTTTTAAACATTGAATCAAATAGTTTACCAGTTAACTTTGCATATTTAGATGGATTTGCAGACAATTTGTATTCTGTAAATGCCTCAGCATGGAATTCATCAATATTTGTACTTGCATATTTACCAAGATGAATATCATTGATTCTATCAATATTTTTATTTATTAATGCTTCATTAAGTTCTGAACTATATTCTTTTCTTATTTGTGCTAATTTATTAAAATAATTTTGAATTTTTGGATTTCTTGTTCTTTGAACAGCAAAAACATGGGCCATCTCATGAGTGATTGTTGCTAATTCGGCATTTTTTTCATCAACTGATGACTTGAATTTCAATCTTACTCTTCCATAATCATCTAAGAATGCTTTTTCCATTTTTCCTCGACCTAAATCAGTTTGATGACCTAAGTTGATTTTATATAACTTACCATTTAAGGTTTGAATTTGTCCATATGTTCTGCTGGTTGACCTGAATAATAATTCAATTTTATCCATTGAGTCATTTGCAATTCCGTATTCTTTGGTTAATTCATTTAATTTGTTGATATATCTTTGCAATTTTTCTTGAGACATATCTCTTGAGATTGTAACTTTTTCAACTTTAATACCTTGATTGGTTTCAAATATTTCAATACTTTTTTCTTTTGCTTCTTTTATTGTACTGATTTTTATTTCATTTGTTGTTACATCTTGTACATCAATCTTTGTGACATCAGATCCAATCTTTTTAATTACGATTTGTTGCACCCATTCATGTCGACACCATGGAGTTGTTTTTTTAGTCTCTGGATTATTATACCAACCACCTTTATAGATCCAGACATCATATCCCAATCTTGATGATATAGTATTGATTTCATCTCTTGAATATAGTTTATTCAATGAGATTAATTTTGCACAAAAGTCTCTTGACTTTGTTTTAACTGGAGGAATACCAGGAATCTCTCGATACGAATATCTTATTTCATATTGATTCTGAATCCCTCCGATTGACTTTCCCAGGCCATCAAGGCCCTCCACACCTTGACCTCCTATTGTAAGAGTCCCAATTGCATCAAACAACATATCATGTCTTTTCATTACTACATCATTTGGAGTGTCCCAAGCAATAGGGAATGATGCAATTTTATCAAAATTATCTGCATCCTCACCACAATCACAAAAATGATTGATTTTATTTTCTGATTCTTGTTTTTCCATTGTGGATGAAGCTGGAACTGTCTCACCAGCTGTGATTGGAGATACGTCTTTCAATTTAACGCTTCCAACATATCCAGACAATTCAACCATATAGTTGAGCATCCATTCCAATCTCCTTTGCCTTGCATCAACATAGGTCTTTTTAAATATCTCAAAGAGATCAGCACTCTCAGATGCATTGAATGATCCCTCTGGAGCAACACCGAACAATGATGGAGCAACCACTGAATGAGCGACCAGAATATTTTGTTGCACTGATTTCTCAGTGACAGTGTATCTCTTATCAAGGTCATTCCCATTTATCTGCTGGACAATGGGAGCTTTATCCTTTGAATCACTGAATGTGATGACTATCTCTCCAGCATCCTCCACTGATTGTGAACGTCCTTTGACTTGTTGTTTGATTTTCTCAGCTTCCTCATATGTCTCTGGATATCCATCAGTGAATGAGATCATAGTTCCAGATTTGAATGAGTTAGAAATCTCATGCATATGAAATCTGGAGATATCTGCATCGGTTTGAATGGATGTGATCCCACCATAATAAGGAGGTTTTGGATAAACACCTTTCTCCTTTCTTGATTTTTTACTTGGATCTTTGTAATATATAATGAATTTGCCCTCTTTATTTTTCATATCAAGAGCAGATATTGTTCTCAAATTTGTTCTTTCTGGAGATTGATTCATAGCAGTCCAGTCATCTGAGAGATAATATGTCAAACCATCCTCAGACATTCTCACTGAATCCAGATCAATGTGCTCCCAAACGGCAACCCTTGATCCATCTCTGTTCCAAGTCCCCATGACACAAAATCCTCCAAAGACTTCGTAATCAAAAGCCAACATCTCAGAGATCTCATTCATGTCAAACTCTGAGTATTTGTTTTCAATAAATTCATTGAGATTGCCACTGGTTGTCTCAAGTCCACCCCCAGCAATATAAGTCACTTTGTTTTTGATTATGCCTTGATGCCATGCAGAGCCATTGTAAAGGTCAATCAAAAAATACGGATAGTCATTCTTTTTTGACCATTTCACGAAATCATGTGAACGGTCTCTCTCCTCATCTGGTTTGATATAATCTTTTTTGAAAGATAAGGATGTCATCTTGATATTCTCACTCATATATATTAAAGTTTATTGTTTCATCATATACATTTGAGGGTGAATCTGTGACATATACATGAGCTCTCCCTAATTCAACCAAACCATCTGAAAGATCTGGATCAAGATTTGAGTCAGATTCTTGTTGATATATTCGGTATACATAAAACCCATCGTATGGAAAGGTCACATCCACTCCATCAATGATTGTGAATTCATCATATCTCTCAGTATTGGTTGAGATATTAGTCAAGATACAATATATCTTGTCAAAACTCTGCTGATGCTCGAATTCAAATAGAT